AGTTACCAGATTTCGTGATGATCGACACTTCTGGGGCCAAGTAGTACCCTCGAAGAAATCACCGCTATATGAACCCGCCATGATTTCCTCCTAATTAGTCGTACTGGTTGAGGACATATCGAAGAATACAAAGATATCCCGAGTGATTGCCATGTCTGCGTGGGTCACCTTGGTGGCATCTTCAGCCTTGCAAACATGGTATGTCATGGTGGGTTGGGTTCCAGGAGTATTTAAAACTTCCGTTTTATAAACACCGAAAACCGGATACTTCGCAGAAGTAAAGTCGATCGCTGCACCACCAAATTGGACCTGTGCATGATTTACCTTCTGCCAGTTATCGTTAAACTCAATAACGATAGTGTCTGCAGAGTCATCCCAGTAGATTCGCTTGATACCAAAAAAAGTACCTTGGGCGACCGCATCCGTGTCGGCTGCAGATGCAACGGTTAGTTGGAAATGTCCTGCGAGAATTACAGATTTACGACAAGAGCGAGTAGCGACGGGCCAAGTTCTGCGCCCCTGTTGATAATTAACAGCCATTTTAAGAGCCTTCCAGTGGAGTACTCCCCCCGAAACCGGGAGGAGCCTCATAACTAAATTACATTATAGAGAAATGCGGCAGTTCCACCCTGGAGCGTTACAAGCCATGTTCGCGTAATAACCAATTCGCACTTCGTACGCATCGGCTGCAGATTCTCGGAGCATACGATTGGAATCGAGGTCGAGAATAGCAGGGACTTGTCCCAAGCTGTTCATTGACCAAGTATCCATTTGCAGCAACCAGGCAGTGTTAGACTGACAGTTCTGATCAGGAATAACCTTCAAGACACCGTTAGGTCCTTGAATTGCCATTCCGTGAAACCCGATGTCTACATCCCGAGCCGTAGCCGTAGTGTAGACAACCTTAGAGCCAAGAGCTTTCTCCAGTGAGACCCAGGTTGAATAATCAACCATACAAAGATCTGGGTTACCACCTTCGCGAGCCACTCGGCCTGCAGCAGAGATTAAAGCCTCTTCAATCGGCATCGCGGTCCCATCGTAGTAGATCCCACCCAAACGAGTTGGGTCCACACTACGATCAACACCGTTAAACGCGACCTTCAAAGGATCTGAAGCAGTGACAGCACGGTTAGAAGGAACCCAGGCAGCAAGCCCATCGCACTTAACCGCTCCATCAGTATCAGGGTTGGTCACGATATTGCCATAAGGGTAAAATAACGACCCTGTAGCCGGTGTTCCACCAACTGCAATATCAGTGGTAAATGTCCCAGCATCGCGATCTACTGCGGTAACTGCAAAAACATTAGCTGGCTTTGTACCAGATGAAGCGCAGGTTAGCTGGGTGGTCCCATCGGCTCTCCATCCTTCTAGCCACATCCCAACCTCAAAGTTGGTAATCTGACTTGCATCAGCGAGAGTCGTAACCGTTGACGCGGCAGAACCCCAAGAGCCAATAGAGCCTCCACCATCTCCGTAGATGTCAAAAGCAAGTCGTCGCTTAATGGTATGGATTGCACCGTCGATTTCCATCGTTAGGTAACGGAGGAAAGCACCAGCGTTGCTAGCAGAAGCCTTGATAGTCTGAGCGTCAATCGATGCAAAGGAGTAATCCTTCTTACGAGTAATAACAAACTGTTCAAGACTACTTGTTGATTTGATGCCCTGGGCACTCGCGAAGATTGCACCAGCACGTTGAGGATTACCGTAAAGAATCGGGATCGGCATGTTTAAACCGTCGAACGATTCATATTTCGGCAATAAGGCAAGCAATGGATTATTCTTATAAACCATCTCCTTCACTCGGAGAGGCTTATAGTGAAGTTTCATTGCCTGGGTAACAGTCTCAAAATTTAAGTTTTGAGAGCCTGCTAAATACGGCATGAGTTAGCTCCTACACTAATCGAAAAGTTTTATATTTCGAGCGATCCATTCAAGACTCTCTTCACGAGTCATGTCGTCTGGTCGTTCGTCAGCACTAGACTTCTGCGGCATGGCAGATGCCTCTTGCGTTAATGTTTTTCGTGGTCCCGTGTTCTCGGTGGGAGCTTCCTGTGTAGTCGCTTTACTCGCAAATAGGGCGGCAATTTTCTCGGTGCCAACATACTGCCTCGCCTGATCCATGAGATAATTCTCAATCTGACTTGCAGCCTGGTCATACGACATAACCTTCCCCACTCCCGTGGCTTGGTCGATCGTATTATTATAATATCGCTGCATTAAATCAGCGACCATTGGATAGTCCCCCCTGGCTTTCACCAAAGAGTATGTATCCCCCTTAGTCTCCACGAAATTTTGGATTTCGTCAAGAAGAGTCTTCATGCTCGAATTGTACTGACGGGCATTAGTCGCCTGTCTTTGCTCTGCCAACTGGCCCTCAACCACCTGGAGGCGCTCAAGAAGGGCGGAATCACCACTCGAATCCTTGACAGGATCCGCAAGAGACGGGTCTTCTATCAGCTTATTGGCAACATCCTGGTAAGTAAGGCCGAACTTGCGGAGAAACTCAATAGGGTTAGCCTTAGCTGCAGCCTGGAGGGACTCCATGTCCTCGCCGGGAAGACTTTTCTTTACTGCTTGCTCTCGCTCTCGGAGTTGTCGGTCTCGCTTGGCGAGGATTTCAAAACGACGTCTATCCGGGGTGACCTCTTCTTGCTCTGTATCCGGTAGAACACCTTCGGGTGGACTTTCTTCTGGAACGGCCACACTCTTCGGTTCTTGCTCAGACTTCTCGGGACCTGCAGTAGCAGCGGGTTTTTCTTCTCCATTTGGGGGATTTTCCTGTTCTTGGGCTGCGGCAAGCTCCTTGAGGGTCTCCTCAACGGCAGCGGAAGTAGTGAAGGAGGGAATCTCGTCCCCGCTTCGAGCCTTCTCTCTGGTAACTGTCTGCATTGCTAATTCACTTGATGAAATATCCATCTGTTATTCCTTTACGTTTAAACGGGTGCCCCACCACCTAGTTGGGCTAAGATCTCGGGAGGAGGTGTTTCTCCTCCAGGGCCTCCTGGCATCGGGCCTTGTGGGGGACCTCCTGCCATAGGCATACCTGCTTCGGGACCAAGTGGAGCACCCATCATTCCTGGCTCTCCCATTCCTGGAGGAGGCGTTGGCATCTCTGGACTAGTCATTGGTCCAGTAGGCATCCCCATCCCACCCGCCATTTGCATGTCGGCAAGCAGCTTCTGACACTGAGCGATGAACACCCGCATCATCTCCAGCTTGTTCTCGGGGAGGTTGTTCAACTTAGCCCGAATATAGGCCTGCTGAACTCGACGAATGCAAAGACCTAGGTTCATATAAGGCTCGGGAGGAGTCGGTTCCCCCTTCGCCTGGATCTTCTCGATGATAGAGTCAATAATGTCCACGTCTGCAGTCATTAAGGAGGTGACTGCTTCAATATCGGGGTAATCCAGGAGCTTAAGAAGGGTTTGAGGGTCTTGGAGAAGACCAGACTGGCTTAGGTCAACTACGGATTGCAGCCGCGCCGCGGGAGTAGTGGGCAACAGGGAGGTTGGGTATATCTTCATGACATACTGCTCCTCTTTTAGGTTCACATCTCTCCAATCTATCTGCTCGATTTCCTTATCTCCGTGGGAGACAACCTTGTATTCTTCACCACGATCTGCAATTTCTCGCGCCAATCCAATCATCTGACGTGCGGCATCTAGGAAAAGTTGCTCATACTTTTGAGATATGATGACAAACCGCTCTGATTCAATGTCCTGGAACTCTCTAAGAGCCACGCCTGATTCCAACCCTGCTGGCTTTTTAGACTGGGCAGCGAGTTGAGAGACCCCGGAGATTTCATAAGCTCGCTCAAACAAACGGTCCAGATGGGAAAAGACTTCACCACTAACCGTCTTTGGGACGAAAAAATCAGGCTTAGTTCCGGTGTATTCAAGAACGGACCAGATTTCGTTATTGAGGTGGGCTTCTGAGATCTTACTTCCTGCTTCAGTGATGACCTTTGGGGTTGCGAGGTGCATTTGTAGCTGGATGTTCTGCAGAAGTTTGTTGATTTCGAGTTGGATACCAATAAGCTCTTCACAAAGACCTTTGCCCCAAAAGCCAAAAAGCCGATCGCTCCACTTAAGCCAAACAAAAGGGAAGTAATCATAGTCCCACTCTTCTTCCAGGAGGGTAACGTTGTTAGCACAGATGATGTGCTTCCCGTCTGAGGCTCCCTCCACTGACGGTAAATGCCACGCTTCGATAATTTCTATCTGCTCCTCGACCCTAGTTTCACGAGAAACACTATCGTCCTTTGATTCCATCGTGCGGTCGAGCGCCGTCTTGTGCTCTGGGAACATCCCTTTGACAACATCGCGAGCCATGCTCTTGGTCTGGAATAGACTACGAGGCTCCCCGTAGTAACTCTCATTTTCATCAATGATAAGTTCTGCGGGGAATACACGCTTGGCGTTGATCCCATTCGGACCCTCGTAAATCTTCATGCAACCAGTGCCGAAAACACAAGAATCCAGGAAAACCTTTGGCCCCTCCATGTATATGTCTGCACCGTAGAACTGGCCCTGGCAAAACTTGTCCAGGAGTTGTGCTTTCCGCTGCTGCGCCCAATCGCCCCCAGAAGTCAAAAAAGTCGCTTTTGGCCGGTTTTTCGCGATTTTGGCGGAAATAGTGTCGCACATTGACTTCACAACGTTGAAAGTCACCCTTCGCCGGTCTACCGAGGCATTAACAGGTCTAACGACCCCACCAGGCCCCAAACCTTCGTAATTCTCGTCATTATAGAGCCTGAAGTGCTGAAGGCTCTCGGTTTGGCGGTATTTCTGGTCATCAAGCAGTTTTCGGACCACAGTGAAGACGTAAAGATGAGACGTGTCATTGGGAGTGTCCCACCAGTAAAAATCGGGTAGTCCATCGGATGTCGGGAGTAATTCTTTAACCATTAGTTAAACCTCGTTGGTTTCATGTCTTTTAGAACAGTAGCTTCTTGAATAGCGAGCGGCTGATCATTTGGGCGAAGAGACCTCGCGTGATTTTTCCACATAACCTCCTCCTGCTTTGCATACCACTCGGGGCTACCACTAACTACCTCTGGAACAGGCTCCTCATAAAGCCAGTGCCTGCATTCACGCCACCCGTAGAGGGCCGCGTCGGACAAGTGATTCTCAAAGCGAGGGTCTTCCTTCGTTCTGTTCTCATGCCACTGGAGGAGATCCCACTCGTCAAAAATAGGGCTTCCTGGATGGACAAGTATTCGATTCGTTTGCAGCCCATCATTGAAATACTGGATGTAAGCGTGTTTCTGCCTTTTCTCCGCAGGCTTAATGGGAAGCGCGTATCTGCGGCGCATCTCCTCGACCATGGACTTGCCGAGACCACCCTCATCGCAGACCATAGCTACAAACTCATACTGGTCGTTTAACCGGTCGATTATCTCTGCTATTTCGGACGTAATCAGCCTTGTTTGCTTAAAGCAGTCCACCAAGTAGGCATTAGGTGAATCCTGGGAGAAACCCCAGACACAGAAAGCCGTAGCATCTGTGAACCCGAGGTCGACTCCCAGGATATACTCCAAACCTTCGGGGAACGCAGCCACCTTATTGGTCTCAGAGTAACGGTAAACCAGCGAGTCGTCTGAGCGGATCCACTTACCACACCACTCGCGCATGTAGACTGGATTATCTTCCCTCCACCCTTTGCTCTTAAGTTTTCGGTCCAGGTAATCGGCAGCATGAGGAATGTACGGATTTTCGCGAATGGTCCACTTGTGGACTGAATACCCCATCTCCCTCTTGGTCGTTACATCGAAGAAATGCCCATGACATCGAGCATTCGGGGTTCCCGTCATTAATAGCGTACCTTGGTAATCCAGGAGGGCAGGCTCAAGTACGTCTTCAACCAGTTCGGGCAAAAACGGACCGTAACTAGCGGCCTCATCAATAACCACAAGCGGATACGCACTACCTCTAAGCTTGTCGATATCTGCTTCATCATTAGCTCCATTCAGGGAGATCTGACTCCCGTTCTTGAGGGTTGCGATTAGTTCGTTATTATTGAACTTCATCCCTATGTGGTATTGGCGGTTAGCCAACTTTAGGGCTCCCCACATTAGGCGCTTCGCAACTGGTCGGGTAAGAGCGATGTAGGGGATTAAGCTATTCGGATATCGGTGGGCCATCTCCAGCATATAATAGCAACAGGTGTAGGTCTTCCCGGCT